ATGCACGCGGCAAGGTCAGCATACTTGCTACGGAAGTGTGGGTTAGATGCGTTCTTGATTGCTGGCGCAAAGGCTTTCTTTGCTTTGATGAATGCTGCTGCTATTTGTTTCATGTCTTGCTCCTGTAGTTGTCGTGTAACTTCGTATTCAAAACGTTCTTGGGTCATCGCCATTGCTCCGACACCAAGTCACAAATCATGTCTAAACGTGCAGGCGTGAGCCAATGCTTAACGCTTGCCTGCCTGCCATCAATGAACAGCAGAACATCCTTTAGCACCACGCCACCTTTCTCCGGCACTTGGAATGGGTCATTGCTTGGGTTCGGTTCGTGCCAGTCATAAATTACATCCACATACTGCTCACCTATAACGCCAAAGTCCAATGCCATCTCTGTGCAATGGTCGCAATATACTTGTGCCATGATTACACCGGACGCGGTTCGTCTAAACGTGACTTCTTGTGGGCAGGATGAAGAATCCACTTCTCGCCCATCTCTTGTTTGATTGCTTCAATCCGTGCGGCATTACGTTCTGCCATGCCGTCCATGATTGATGGGACACAAGGTTCCACGTGAAACATTTTCTGCTTACGGAATAGGTCTAGAAATGACATGTCAAACTCCTAATGCGAGCATTGCGCCCGTAATGATTCCCGCGACTGCGGCGATTAAATAGTTCTCGTTGCGGTACACGTCATTGAGAACGTTGTAGATATTGTTAGCGCGTTGCGTGATTGGGTTCATGTTAAGCCTCCTTTGCCATCTCGTATGCACGGCACACTTCTTCCAATGCAAACCATGCCAATGCGTTGTTGACTTGTACTGCTGCCTCGCCGCGACCTGTGTAGAACGCCTCGGCAATCTCGTTCTTGCTCCAACCATCAAGGCACTTCCATTGTGACATCATGCCTACCGATGATTCATAACCGAACTCGTCAGCGTACTCGTTTACTAGGTCGCCTATCGTGCCTGCGTTTTTTAATGCAAAGGCAACTGTGTCCGTGTAATAAATGAAGCCGCAGCCTGCGCCGCTATCTGCGCCATGCGATGCAACGTCAGGCGCGCACTCTTTGAACGATGACCAACCACCGCATTGTTTAATTACTGCCTTGCAAAGGTGGTCGCTAATGCTTGTGCGTTGTAGGAATTGTGTTTGGTTCATGATTCTCTCCTTATGCTTTCTCTATGATGAATACTGCGCCGTTCATTGTTACTTGCCAGACATTCTTTTTAACAATTGTTGCGCTGCTGCCGTGCCAATCGCAGTCGAATGCCTCGCCAATGATGTAATGCAAGTCGAACTCATCCATCTCTGTTTCAATTGTGCGGGTGTCTTGTTCAAATGTGCCCGACACATAAACCATAGTGATGTTCCAAGTATTCATTTTGCTCTCCTGTTTCAATGTTGGGGGCTTTCGCCCCCCCGTTTAATTACAGACCCCAATGAATCGTTTTTGGGTTGCTGTTGTAATGCAATTTTGCGTCTGCTGACATCTCGGCAACAATTTGCAGATTGCCTTTGCGAAGACCCAAAACGTTTTCACCCATCTGCGATACAACCAACCAACCATCCTCTGTCCAAACATCAGTTGTGTCTAGGATGTAGAAATTCTTGTCATGGGTTGCAACGTCAATTGTGCGATCAAATTGCGTTGGCATTTTCTTTGTCAATGTTGCTACGTTGAATGTGTGCGTTACGTTCATGATGCTCTCCTGTATCGTTTGTTGATGTACGAATCATAACAAAGGAATTTAGGCGTGGGCTACCATGTGGTAAAATAATTTTTTGGGTGTTGGATATGGGCAACAGTATGCAAAATGAACAGTTAGAAAAAGCCTTAAGTATCATGGGCTTGACGCAGCAACAATTCGCGCAGGCATTGGGTTACACGCCTATGGCTATCAGCACATGGAAGCGGCGTGGCGTACCCATTAAGACGTGCGTCATCATTGAGCGCATGACTGACGGGCAAATCAATCGGCGCAGCTTGCGACATGATGCGAATGAGATATGGGAGCCTCTGGTTTGACGCTTTGAGCGCAGTCCGTCATGATAAAAAAATCCCCGCAACATAGGCGGGGAATAATTAAAACCAAAGGCAAGGACACTATACCATGAGTCATTCAGAAGTACATCTATTCAGCATCGTACCTATAGAAGTCAACCTAGACCCTAGGCTGACGCTCAAGGACATCCGCGTACTCATTGCGTTGTTATCGTTCCGCGATAAGACAACCAACCTGTGCTGGCCGTCACGTGAAACGATGGCGACACGTTGTCGGATGCACATATCAGACATTAGCGCAGCGACAACACGCTTGGTTGGGTTCGGTTGGTTGACGAAAACAGGCAGAGGCGGGTTTAGTAAGTCGAGCACGTATGAGTTGCACGTTCCCGACTTGACTACCATAGGCGAATCGCCTACCATAGGCGAATCACCTAGCGTAGGCGTATCACCTACACGCGATGTAGGCGAATCACCTACCCAAACCATAGGCGAATTGCCTACACGCATAGAACAGACCATAGAACAGACCAATAAACAGACCAAGGTTGTTTCACGTGGAACACGATTGCCAGCAGAGTGGTTTCCAAGTGAGGACTTAATCAAGTGGGCAATGCAACAACGACAAGACATCGGCATCAAGGACACCATAGAATCGTTCCGCGACTACTGGCATGGTGTATCAGGAACGAAAGGCACGAAGCTCGATTGGGATGCAACATTCCGTAATTGGGTACGCAATCAACGCGGCGCACGCAATACCGCGCCTTCTTATTCGCAAAGCATGAAAGATAAGTTTGACTTACTGACGGGCAACAAACCGATTGAGCGCGGCAACGTCATTGACGTTACGCCATCGGTTAAACGACTTGGAGGTTGATATGCTACCGATTAGATGGACGGAAGAAATCCTACGCAGAATCTCTGTGAGGTATGGGCGCGACTTCTTGCACAAGTACGAAGGCGTTGACCTTGAAGACGTGAAGCGCGATTGGGCAGAAGTGTTGGGCGGGTTTGCAGACCATCCCGAAGCGATTGAGTACGCGCTTAAGAATCTGCCTGACCACAAAGCACCTAACGCCATGGAGTTTGCTGCGGTATGCAGACGCGCACCTGCAAAAGAAGTGCCTATGCTATCGCATCGCCTCATGCCGGAGGACATTCAACGCAACAAGGAACGCTTGCAACAAATACAGGACATGCTTGCGGCACGGGTAGCGCGTGCTTGACCTGTACGAGTGCGAAGTATTAAGCGTGGTACGCATGTATCGAGAAGGCGGCGCAACCCGCGTTGCCTCATTTATAAGCCAAGTGCGCGACCGGCGAGGCAATGAGTTTGCAGACCGGTTGCGTATTGACGCATGGAATAAGATAAAAGATGACCAGACAAATCCAGCAGTTCAAACTGCAACACAATGAAGCAAGAGAACGCGCACTTAACGCCGTTAAGTTTGCGCCTATGGGTTTCATTGTTGAAGTCAAAGAACCTTCGCGGACACTAGACCAAAACGCGGCACAATGGCCTATACTTGAGGCGTTTGCTCGTCAGTTAGAATGGCCTGTAAACGGAAGGATGGAAAAATTATCGCGGGAAGAATGGAAAGATTTGTTGACCGCGGCATTTAGACAAGAGACAACACGAATAGCCATGGGGCTAAATGGCGGCGTTGTATTGCTCGGCATGAGAACGAGTCAGATGTCTAAAGCCAAGTTCAGCGAATGGCTCGACTTCCTGCATCATGTAGCAACGGAACGTGGAGTCCAGATTGAACCGCCCTCTCAAAGAGAAAACCTGTAAGTCATGCGGCACAAAATTTTTGCCTCGGACATCATTGCAAGTCGTATGCAGCCCAAAGTGTGCACTAGCATCGGTGCAAGCCAAGAAAGAAAAGGCAGCAGTTCAAGTCACGCGAAGCAATGAACGCTTGGCAAAAGCGCAACGCAAAGCAGACGCAGAAAAGAAAGAGGCATTGAAGTCACGCCGTGAAGTCTTGAACGATACTCAACGGGTCTTTAATAAATTTATCCGACTGCGTGATGACGCGCTGCCTTGCATCTCATGCGGTGAGCATAGGAATACATACGATGCCGGACACTATCGCAGCACAGCAGCCGCGCCCCAGTTGCGATTCAACGAAGACAACGTCCACAAACAATGCGTCCATTGCAACCAACACAAGTCCGGCAACGCCATTGAGTATCGTATCGGGCTGGTTAAAAGAATTGGAACAGAACGAGTCGAGGCGTTGGAATGCAATAATCAAACAGTTAAATGGACGGCAGAAGAGGCCCGTGCCATCAAAGCGCAGTACCAGCAGAAAATAAAATTTTTACAACAGCAGACCATCAATAGTAAAACGTGCTAGACTGCGTTCTTACTTGGAGTTATCTATGACACCTCTCAAGGTTGTAGCAGTACCCGTTGAGCGTTTAATCCCGTATGCCATGAACGCTCGTACTCATTCGGAAGAACAAGTCGCGCAGATTGCCGCGTCTATCAAGGCGTTTGGTTGGACTAACCCTGTGCTGATTGATGGAGACAAAGGCATCATTGCCGGTCATGGTCGATTAGCAGCAGCGCGTAAGCTTGAGATGACGGAAGTGCCGTGCATCGAATTGGCACATCTATCCGAGGCAGAAAAGAAAGCCTTAATCCTTGCAGACAACAAGCTGGCAATGAACGCCGGTTGGGATAATGATGTCTTGAAACTTGAGTTAGAAAATCTAGACTCTGGCTTGCAAGGTCTGGTTGGCTTTTCAGAGGATGAGTTGAACGTTATTTTTAACGGGTGGCAATCCGACATTGAAGTGCCGGACGACTTAACCGATGACAGCAAGACGCAGCTCAAAGTGAAGGTAGAAAAAGAGCAAGGCGAATGGGCAAAGGAAGTGATTACCAACGCCCTAGATGCTGCTGGCATCGACTATGAACTCTAAACTCAACGTCCTTGTAGCGTATCCGTACATGAAGCAGGGGCTAATCCAAGCCCTTGTTAAGCATCAGCACAAGATTAATTTCTTGTTGGACTCGGGTGCGTTTACTGCGTGGAACGCTGGCAAGCCAATTGCGCTCGATGATTACTGCCGCTTCTTGGATGCCCTGCCATTCAAGCCTTGGCGTTACTTCGCGCTCGATGTCATTGGCAACCCCGACAAGACCATGCAGAACTACAAGACGATGCTAGCGCGGGGCTACAATCCTATTCCTGTGTTTACCCCATCGCAGGACTTTGCTGACATTGAGGAATACTACAAGACTACGGACATGATTGGCTGCGGCGGCTTGACTACAAAGTACGGCGCGGAATCTGTTAAGTATCTGCGGAAAGTATTTCAACATGTCCACGGACGAAAAATTCATCTTCTCGGTTATACCAAGCCCGAGTACGTCAAACACTTCCGTCCATTCTCATGTGATTCATCATCTTGGACTCGCGCCCAACGCTACGGCCTTTGTGATTTGTACGTGGGACAAGGAAAGTATCTATCCTTTACGCGGCGACAAGCAGCACAGCATCCCAAGCCTCATATTCTGGAAGCCATCAAGCGGCTTGGTTTTACATTGACTGACTTCATGACGGAAGCCAACTGGCGTAAGTCGCGCAATATTGCACGCATTGCTTCTGCACGCTCATGGGTCAAGTACATGATAGACGCAGAAAAGGCGATTGATACGCGCATCTTCCTTGCTCTCGGTGCAGTTGATGACCTTGAGTTGGCAATAGAAAACTGGGGCTACTGGAATGAACATCGTAGCGCATAGCGTCACAGCCATTCCGTTTATTGTTACAGGTCAATGGTGGGCAGCATTGGGTTGCGTTGCGCCTGATGTCACATGGATATGGAATGAGATTGAATACCGCCGGTCATCCATTAAGTCATGGGACGTATGGTCGCGCCTTAATCTGACGTTTGCCAATACGTTGCTCTATCGCCTAGCACATAGCATCCTAGTTGTTGTTCCTATCTGTGCGTTTAATGGCTGGTGGGAATTCCTATTGGGTTGGTCAATTCATGTTGCGTGCGACCTGCCAACCCACGTTGGTTACATGAGGCAACAACCTTTCTTCCCTTTGCAATGGAGATGGCCATGGGTTATCAAGCGGTTCTGTTAAGCGGCGGCTACGAATCAATTGGATGTCTATTGCGTGCGCTTGAAGAACATCCTAGAACGGACATCCTCTGTTATTTTTTTGAGTACGGGCAACCATACTTGAAGGAAGAACGCGCTGCGGTCATGGCATTGCAAAAGAAGTTTGGCTTTGTGTTGTCGGTAATCAAGCTGACTGACATGACACGGCGCAGCAAAGTGTTCAAGAATCGCAATGAGATATTCATTCGCACAGTTGCAAGCGACATGCCGGACGGCATCTGGTTTGGTTGTCGCGCTCCGTTGCCTATGTTTGACCCGTACAAAGATTCCAATTGGCTATTTGCTAAACGTCTTGGCAAGCAACTTGGCGTAAAGATTCATACCCCATTTATTATGATTCCCGACTTCTTAATCAAAAGTCTGGTTTATGGTTCTGGCGTTGACCAGAAGTGTGTTTACTCATCGAAAGGCTATGTCTATGAAAACAAGTGACCTCATCAAGGCAAAGCTGCAAGCTGCCGGTCTGCCTTATACCGCCAATGACAACATTAGCGCGGTGCTAGAAGCCAATGACATTGAGTTTCTGCAAGCAGAAGTTGAAGAACGTGTCCAAGAGCTGCTAGAAGCGTTGGTCATTGATACCGAGAACGACCACAATACAAACGAAACCGCCAAGCGCGTTGCCAAGATGTTCATGCGCGAAGTTTACAGAGGCCGCTATGACCGAATGCCCAAAGTCACAGACTTCCCAAATGCAAAAGACCTCGACCAGATTTATACGATTGGCCCAATTTCTGTTCGCTCCGCTTGTTCTCATCATCTGGTGCCTATCGTGGGCAATTGCTGGATTGGTGTTTTGCCTAGCGATAGGGTTATCGGCATATCTAAATTTGTTCGGTTGGCTGAATGGATTATGGCGCGGCCTCAAATCCAAGAAGAATCAACAGTCCAGCTAGCCGACTTAATTGAAGAAATGATTAAGCCGAAAGGTCTTGCCGTTGTCGTTGAAGCGCAGCATATGTGCATGACTTGGCGCGGCGTACGTGAAGCAGGGACAAAGATGACTACTTCGGTCATGCGTGGCGTGTTCCGTGAAGACAGCAAAGCCCGTGAAGAATTCCTTAAATTGATTGGAAAATAATATGAAGCTACGCGCATCTCGTTATCACGACATCTCGGTAGGCCATCGTGTTTACCGCCATGAGTCAAAGTGCAGACATCTTCATGGACACAATTACCGCATCCATTTCCATTGCGAAGCCGACCAGCTTGATGACATCGGACGAGTCATTGACTTCTCTGTCATCAAAGCCTTGCTCTGCATGTGGACGGAAGAAAACTGGGACCATCGTATGCTTATCTGGCAAGACGACCCGTTGGCTCAACGCCTGTTAGACATCGACCCAATGGTAGTGCTTGTCCCGTTCAACCCGACCGCTGAAAACATCGCGCAGTATTTGGTTGATGTTGTTGCTCCGCGCCAATTAAAAGACACCGGCGTACGCTTGGCAGAGGTCACCATTGAGGAAACGGCAAAGTGTCACGCAACATATGCAAGCTAAACTGGCATGACTTTGCCATTGCTGTATCGCGCCTAGAGTACAGGCTTAAAACCATACCCGATGCCGTTGGTGTTTATGGCGTGCCTCGCGGTGGACTTGTGCTTGCCGTTGCGTTGTCGCATCGACTCAATCTGCCATTGCTCCTAGAGCCTTGTGACGGCATGATTTGGGTAGATGACATCATTGACTCGGGCAAGACAGTCAAAGAAATGACGCACAAACCCGCTGCCGTTGCTTGTTGGGTCAATCGTAACAACGGGCAATTGGCTGACGTTTCTGCTTACATGACCTTTGGAGACGAGTGGTTTTTGTTTCCATGGGAGCAGGAATACAACGTACTACACGACTTGGAGGCTTACGAGTGTTCCCGATAAATGAAATCTTCGAATCTGTGCAAGGCGAAGCAACCCACACAGGCACGCCTTCGCTGTTTATTCGTTTTCAAGGTTGCCCCGTTGGATGCGGATGGTGTGACACAAAGCACACTTGGGACGTAACAGCAGGCAAAGACATCAGCACGGACGTTATGCTGGCAAAGGTTGCGGATTGCGACACCTACGCCACCATGTCAACCGACAACCTTATGCGCGTTATTGAGCAACACAAGTCGCGGCACGTTGTCCTTACAGGCGGCGAACCATGCGTCTATGACATCTGGATGCTTTGCTCACGCATTACGTCCTCGGGGCGGTCTGTGCAGGTTGAAACGTCCGGCACGTTTGACATCAAAGTCCCGTCCTACGCCTTTGTTACTGTCAGCCCCAAATTGGACATGGCGGGAGGTTTACATGTCCTACCCAACGCGCTTGCCCGTGCTGATGAATTGAAGTATCCTGTAGGCAAGCAAGCAGACATTGAAAAGCTACAAGAGCGAATTATCCCGCATCTAAAGCCTTCTCAACCCGTTTGGTTGCAACCATTAAGCCAGAACAAGTCGGCAACCGCTTTGTGCGTCAAGGCAGCAACCGAGAATGGATGGCGCGTCAGTATTCAGACACACAAGTTTATTGGGGTACGGTAATGCCGTTACGTAAGACAGACAAAGGCTGGTTCTGGGGGAGTAAAGGACCATTCCCGACCAAGAGCAAAGCCCTGTCTGTCGCACGTGCAGCACACGCTCACGGATTCAAGGAACAAGTCATGGAACAGAACAAAGTCGCCGAGTTCATTGCTACTGTACGCAATAGCGCAACCATTGCCCACTTCATGCACCTACAAGTAGAAGGCGAAGGCTCATACGCCAAGCACAAGGCATTAGAGGCGTACTACGATGCTATGCCCGACTTGATTGATAGCGTAGCCGAACAGATACAGGGTGCTTATGACGTAATCATCGCTCCTTATCCTGCCATGCTGTCCGGTCTGCGCGACCCTGACGAGCTCGCCTACATGCAAGCCATGCGTGACTATGTGCGTCAGGCACGTGGCGACCTGCCTCAAGACAGCGAGATACAGAACGAGGTTGACGAGGTAGCCAAGCTACTCAACAAGACCTGCTACAAGCTACAACGCCTGCGCTAATGCCCTCTGTACCTACCGCGACCAAGTGCGCGGAACTAGGTTGCAAGAATCAACGCTCACGACTTAACCGATTCTGTATGGAGCATGGGGGTAGAGATACCAACACCCAACAGGCTACAGACGAGCGCAAGGCATTCAATAGCATCTACCAGACAGCGTTCTGGCGTAAGCAGCGCATTATCCAATTGACCAAGCAGCCCCTCTGCGAATGTTGTATGACTCGAGGCATCATCACGCCTGCATTGCATGTTGACCACGTATTCCCATGGGCACGAATCGGCAAGGACGCATTTAAGCGCAACCTCTTTCAGTCCCTATGCCAACCATGCCACAGTCACAAGACAAGCCTAGAGGCGCGTGGGTGCATCATGTACTACCACGAAGGCATAGCGCATGAGTACGCATTGCACGACTACAGCAGGCTCATGACAAGGTAAGGGCAAGCCATCGGGCTGCATTTTTTGCGCGTTGGGTCAAGACGAATCCGGTAGAAACTAAAAAAAAGTGAAGAATCAAATAAGCAAGCTCGGCCACCAAGTTACCGCGATGTAATTTGACAGACGGGGGTATTTGTTGGTAAAAGGCAACATATGAACAAGAAACCACCAGAACTTCACTTAATTGAAGGCACAAAGTCTAGACGAATTGACGCTGCCATGATTCCGGCAAGCATCAAGAAGCGCGTTCCAAAAGCGGAATGGTTAGACGCGCCAGAAAGCTTTAGCAAGGACGTTTTCATCACGGAGACGGCAGAGTTCTTGCATGAGGTCTATGGCATCGGTTCGGAACAAGACAAGCACACGCTGGCTATGCTGGCTGACCAAATCGAAGTCTATTGCCAATGCTCGGCGCAGCTTAAAAAGAAGTCGCTCATTGTTCCATTCAATGATGGTAAGACATTCGGCACCAACCCGTTCCTGTCGCTACGCAACAAGACCACCACGCTCATTATCCAACTGATGAACGAATTGGGCTTAACGCCGCGCGGGCGGTTGGCATCAAACAAGACAGGCGATGATTCACCCGTTGCCAAATTCCTCAAGGGTCCCAAAGGATGAGATGGGAAGATGGAGTCAAGTACGCAATCCAAGTAGCTAAAGGCGAGATTAACGTCTGCCGAGATGTACGACTTGCGTGCCAGCGGTTCATTAACCAATACGAAAACAACGAGTGGGAGTGGGTATTCGATGAAGACTACCCGCAGCACGTTCTCGACTTTGTAAGCTATCTCTGTCACACCAAAGGACCACAAGCGGGACAACCCGTTGTCCTTGAGCCTTTTCAGATATTCTTTATCTGCGCCATATATGGATTCCGGTCAAAGCGTGACCGCGAGATTCGCATGGTGTCGGATGTCATTCTGTTTATTCCTCGCAAGGCAGGCAAGTCCACGCTGACCGCAGCCATTGCGTTGTATGAGTTGGCGTGCGGCGAAGTAGGCGCGGAAGTCTTTACCTTGGCAACAAACCGCGAGCAAGCAACCATTGTGTTTGATGCGGCAAAGGGATTTATTGAAAACATGCCACCGGAGTTTGCTGGCATCTTTAATCCGCAGAAATACCTCATTACCAAAGTCGGCGATTCTCAATCCATGTTTAAGGCATTGAGCCGCGACACCAAAAAGTCGGGCGATGGTAAGAACCCATCCTGCGTCATCATTGACGAAGCAGCACAGATTGTTGACCGCAACTCGATTGAGGTGCTGCACTCGGGTATGGTTGCACGGCGCAACCCTTTGCGCATATACATTACAACGGCATCCTTTACTAAAGACACCAAGTTCTATGAAGATGTGTTGATGTATAAATCCATGCTGTCAGGCGAGGCCACAGACAACCCGCGTTGGTTTGGCCTACTCTATGGGCTTGACCAACAAGACGATTGGCGCGACCCAAGCACATGGGCTAAAGCAAACCCCATGCACGGCATCAGCGTATTTGAGGAAGCCATCTCGCAACGCGCAGAGGAAGCAAAGCACAAGCCTGCCGCGCTCAATGAGTTTCTATGTAAGACCCTCAACATCTTTGTTAGTGCCAACACAGCATGGCTTGATAGGAGTTATTGGGATGACCCCGTTTGCCTCATTGATGACCCTCGCCCAGAAGAACCAGAAGCTGTATTTATCGGGTTCGACCTTGCCGCTACTCGCGACCTTA